CTGGATTCCATACCAATAATCGCTTGGAGCATCTTCTTTTTAAGATCCGTTAGCGTTATGTTTGAGAAATCTTCAGTTTCTTCTATCTTTTTTAGGTTCTTCTCCATATGCCACCGCTGCTTTATATTTTTTTGATTCTTCTTCTATGAGTGTACTTAATTTTTCGTAAAGTTCCAACATCTGAGGTAAAGAGAGTTCATCATTTTGGAGTCTCTTCTCTAATTTTTGAATAGCATACTCGGTGTATGCTATTGTTGATTTAAGCTTTTTTGTACATTCCATGCTGTTTTAATCTTCTCTTTCTATTTCTCTTTCTGAAAGAACGAGAACCCCGAGCTTTTAAAACCCCGAGCGCTGGGGTGACCCCCAAAGGGGTCGTCCCCGTAGCCGAAGGGATAGGGGAAGAATTTTCTAAAAAAGAGAGAAACAATTTTGAGTACTGTCTGGCTATCATGCAGGGTTATCCTCAAAGTAGTCATAGGAGCAAGTAAGAGTAACTCGTTGAGCATCTCCACTCGTTCCATCAAGTTGTCCAAAGTCGCCATCTTCATAAAAGCAACCATATAGAACGTAGCTCCAGATTACCTCATCTTGGTTGTTCAGCTGTTCTAAAACAAGTACAGCTTCAAGGTCAGATTTTAATTGGGTAACCCCTGTTTTTGCTTGCCAGCAAGCCTCTCTCCAAGCTCGTAAAGCTTTGTGGATCTTAGCATCTACTGTTTCAACAAATGTAAGCGTAATCTGTCCATTGTATCTATAGATGCCTGGTTGCTTAACTGTATGCCCTCGGATATTCAGTTCCATGGATTGCCCACTAAGCATGGGAATGTTTGTGGACTCACAACGAAGGTTTGTCGTGTTTGTATTAAATTCCGGCGCTACCGCTGGAGGGGTAGAAACCTTTAAATTCCAGCGGAAGAGTGTTGCGAAATCGCCTAGGGAGCGTATGTTCTCTATTTTAGGTCTTGCCATCTCTTAATCTCCTTAAATTGTTACATCAGAAAACGCCACCCCAGTTCGGGTGATGATCATGCTAGCTTTGATGAACTCAGCCGCTTTCGTTGGTTTTATGTACACATCCACATTAAGGCGGTAGTTATCTAAATCCTCAGCGCTATTATTGGACTCATCACAGATAATCTGATACTCATAAAGCCCGTTTCTACCCTCAATATTATTATAATAAGGAGTAAGTCCTAGAAGGATCTCATTCCATAAATCTTCAGTAGATAAATCGAAAGTGAAATTCTCTACAAACTCACTAGTTGCAGTTTTTAGCAAGTTAAGAAGTAGACGAACGTTAACTCTGTCGAGGGCCGACGCTCTACTAAGTAACGTTTTTTGTCCCCAAATAACGATTCCTTTTCCAGGCACAAAGCGGAGGGGGTTGATACCTAGGTTATAGAGGTAGTCCATTTCGCCTTTTTTGTAGCGTCTTCTTAAATCAAGAGCTTTGGATACTTTTGCTCGCTTCCAACCTGCAGGAGGTTCCCAAATCTCGTAGTTAGCAAAAGCAGTACACACCGCAGCGGCAACGGTAGCGGAGGGGGCTACATAAAGGCTTCTATCGTTGAATTTATCATAGTATTTAATATACCCCGTATAAAGAGCGCTATATGAAGAGTTTAAAAGTACCTGGTTTTGGCGATAGTCGGCTAACTCATTTAAGTAGTCGGAACTTGCTTCTGCAGCGTAAGGAACCGAAAGAATACCTAATGCATCCCCTCTTTGAACACATAATGAGTCAATGGCTTGGTGGTAAGGTACTGTAGAGCGCCCTCCATCCATCACAAGAGTTAGAGGGTAGGAGTCTTTATTTTTTAATATATCAAGTGCTTGAACAAAATCCGCATCTGTAGGAGCTACACCGTCATCACCGGAAGTGAGGTATAGGGGAGTACTGATTGATTTTGGATTTACGTTTGCATCAATTACATCATTAGAGCGAGCTCTAATATAAGACGAACTCTCAAGTACATTCTCAACGTAGATGCTTCTGTTGTAGCCGTCGAGGTGTGCAGGCTCCCTTGAGCAAATATGAGACTCAAGAGGATTTACTAAGTCGCCTCTTTTGTATACTTCGATAATAAATGCACCTTCTTCTTTTACGTAATCAGGGTCTTCAGCGTAAAGGATAACCTTTACAGCAATATCATTTGCCCAGCTTCCTTCATTTAATGCATAGATAAAGAGAGCTTCGTCTTCTTCTGTAACCTCTGTAACACCCTCAGTCTCTACAGCAATAGAGAACCCCGAAGTCCCTGCGGTGGCATTAGATACAGAGCCAGGATTAGAATTAGTAATAGTGACTATATTTCCCGCTACGCTTGTTGTAGCATCGATACCTGTAATCGTGGAATCAATGGCCGTTGCAATGGCATCTGCAGAATCATCTTCGGAAATAGGTACAGAGATACCCGTTGCACCCGTTACCGCAGGGTCGGTAGAAGTCCCCGTGTCGAACCAGATATAATAAGTAGTTTCGGTAACGCCGTCCGATGCCAAAGTGTTGAAGGTGAAGTAAGTCCCCTCTAAGCTTCCGGAAACATCCGCTACGGTAGTTATTTCCGTTACCTCAGCTACCGCAGATACGTCGGTAGACAAATCAAACATATAGGTACTTGGGTCAGCAATTCCTGTTTCCAATCCAAAGTTATCATAGGGAGAGGTCTCTTGCTTAACAATTAGTCCTCCATAGAGAGCGCCTGATGCAATACGAGTTACCCAGAGTTTGTTCCCTGCTTCTAAGTAGATAAGGGCATCGAAGTGAGAAGTATCCATCCCAACTTCAATCTTCTCATTGGGGGTATAGCGCTTAAGAAAATCAGAGTCTCTTGTAATAAGAGTAGGTACACCTACAGCCCCTTTTTTTGCGGGTATTTGTAACGAGGTATATACACCGGGAGATGAAGACACTCGTGTAGATTTATCGATCTCTCGGGTTTGTACGCCTGCAGAAGTCATACTTAGCTCCTCCCTTTATTAATCTTTTTAACTAATTTTACACCCTTAGGGATTGCTCCTAGTTTTTGAGGGTTACTTATCTTCTCTTTTCCTCGGGGAGGAACCAGGATAGAGGAACCGTCAAAGGCAATGATTACGCTGTGATTCAATGAGGAGTATAGGAAGTACTCAAGGACTCCTTTTACCTCTTTTTTGCTAGCCATGCGTTATCTCCTTATTACAGATAAAATAAATTTCATTTTCATCCCTTACCCGAAGCTGGATCTCTTTAATAAGTGGGTTAGTACCTGTGATTGTAGGGTAAAAACCTCTTACTGTAGTCATCCCTGCAAGGGATTTGTAAACTGTTCCATCTATTTGAAAAAGCTTACTCTCCAAAGGTTCGTGGCTTAAGTAGTAGGGAATGTTAAAACCTAATTCGGAAAACGTATCGAGTTCTATACGTTTGGTATCCGAGGCACCCAGGCTTGTTAACCATAGAATCTCGAACCTCTCCAGCTCGGAGATGTCGTCGAAATATACCTCAAACCGCACATCAAATTCCCCATGGGCGATTTTGTGGATGACTGCATTATCGGCAACGGTATCCCCTTCTTGAATAAGCTGGTGGTGCTTATTTATTTTAAGTCTGTTATTCGATACTGCATCTTGGTAGGGACGCACCACGGAACGGGAGAACGCCACAAGAGGGAGTTCAGGGGCATCGGCTAATTCAGGGTGTTGGGGAGCCCCACTCCGTAAGCGATTTATAGCGGTTTCATAGGAAAGCGACTCATCATATACATAATTATAGTGGTAATTTTGAAAAAACAGATCCATCCATCTTCTTAAAACAAGTGCAGGGGTTGCAATAATCTCCATAGTTAGCTCCTTGGCGACAGCATAAAGCGATACATTAGAGTATCCGTAGTTCCAATACTCTCTCGACTTTTTATAAAATATCTTCGAGTTTTACCGTCCCGTCTTTTTATTTCTATATTATCCCCACTAGAGATCTCGGGATCTTGAGAGTAGGCATACCCCTCTTGGAACGTCGAGAGGGAGGATCCGCCCGATACGGTAAAGAGATCCCCGGTTACTAGGATTCTCACTTCCCGATCCACTGTTTTTGAGTTTTGTGCGTGTTGTCCGTAAACGTCGGTGTATGTAGACTCTTTTACCTTCTTATGGATACATTTTATGCCTCTAAGTTTTATAGCATGATGTAGATTTTGTGTAAGTATTTGCTTTGTGTTATTTTCAAGTGTTT